CTTTCGTTATAATTTTTTGGATAGTTCCTTCGGGCATCCAGTTTTCAAAGTTTTTTATAGCGTCATTTTCACTTGATCCTCTTTCGATTGTTTGGCACTCTTCGCCATATGCGTTTAGGAAATTTATTTGGTAAGACTTCATTGCTGTTTTCCTCCTCTGTTTTAGTGTTGACGTAATCATAGCATATGTTAGGTTGATATGTCAATACATAATCAAGATAAAGTTTTTATTTGTTTGGGGATGTGTTGCTCTATAGAAGGAAAGTATTTGAGCTTAGTAATTATGCAGTTGGTGGGGATTGTATGGATTGTGTAATTAGTGGGCTTATATGATGGTTGTAGGGGTTTAGATTAGATATGAAGAGGTGATAAAGATATGGGTGGTCCGTTAGGGAATAAACATGCAGTAGGGAATAAAGGTGGAGGTAGGCTAAGGAAGTTTACTTCTGCTAATGAAATGTTCGATGTTGGATTGAGGTATATAGAAGATAGGATATCAAAGGAACAGCATTTAACTATTACAGGGTTGTATATTGCTTTGGGGATAGTTAAGAGCACTTTTTTAGAGTATGAGAGTGGAAGATATGATGATGATATAAACGTGTTTTCTGACCTACTAAAAGAGCTTAAACAAAGAATCGAGGATTATGCCGAGAATAGGCTGTTCGGAAATAATCCAACAGGTGCTATTTTTGCCCTAAAGAACTATGGCTGGAAAGATAAAACAGAAACAGAGCTGACCGGGCCAAACGGAGGACCAATCCAACTCACAAATGTGACTAAACTCCCTGATGCTGATCTGCTGAAATTAGAAGAAATTCTTGCCAGGAATGAGGCATTACTCCCAGAATAGTCCACGACAGACGGACTTTAGGCACTTATCCCGGCTATTTTGTATGCCAAAAACGCTGGGAGCCTACTCCTGCAAGGGATTCAGCCATTTTCCGAATGTGACAAAAGGCTGTTGTGTCACATTCGGCTGATACTGAGAGGCTCAAGGCATTGCATCGTCGCATTGCTGATGCTGATCTGATTGCTGATGTTTTGTGGCGGTTGTCGTTCCTCCTTCCTTCTTTGGGTGTCAGCCTGTTGGTATTGCTGGCGTTTTGGCTTGTCCGGCGTTATGGACCAGGTATGGGGCGATCAACCTGGCGGCAAACGTTGTTGGCAACGGCAGGGCCGGGGAGGGTAGCGAAACCACCCAAGCTGTGGGGAGGGTATACCCATGGATATGTATACTCCACACTCTCCATTCAAACTCAATAATACAAGCTATTTTAATCAATCATTATCATATCAACAAGCATGAACCCCAAACAAATCACAACCCCAAAAACTGAAGTCAAATTTTTAGCGACTCTCAATTTTGGAGGTTTTAGTAATGCCGAAGAAATAACGAGGCTAGAACGTATATATAAACGAATTACATGCCAAAAACCCTACACTCTTAGGGAGAGTAAGGCTGAGTGCCATTTTTAGAAGGTGTCGTTTTGACACCTAACACATGCCCATTGAAAGGGCTTTTGAGGTGTAAAATATGGACAAAAAGATAGTGGATTTTTACAATAATGAGTCAGATATTTTACCTCTTCCAGTCGGTTCTTACATTGTTCGTGAGAAGTCACCTAACGGAACAAACTTCATGACATTGAAGATGCCTAATGGAGATGGCAAAGAACTTGTAGTTGATACTTGGTGGAGTAATCCAAATAAACCTGCCAAAAAAGATAAAGATCCTCCTAAGCATACAGGAGGAAAGAAGCCCTACGTCATGCTTATGATTGATGAAATCGAAAGGCTTAAAAAGAGTGGGGTTAAGAATTCCGGAGAGCTAATCGGGAACTTGGTTTCTTTAGGAAAGCACATTGAGTGGAACACTGGGAAGTTGATCAATACGAGAACTAAGAACCCCTTGAAGTATAAAGAGCTACAAATTATACTTGGCTATGGAAACAAGAAGTTGAACCGCTTATTGGGTGATATGAGGGATAACGAACTCCTTCATTCGACTGATGGCGGTTATGTTATTTCCTCGAGGTTGATTAAAAAAGGGAAGATGAGTAAGGAGGGCGATTGATTATGCCTAATAGAGTTACGACTTACAGCCAAGCATTTATTGGTGTATTGGGAATTCCAATAGACGCAAAGATTAAGGTGTTCTTAAAAAGACTTGAGCAGGAAGGTCACACGGAAAAAGGAATAAGCTTTGGTATTTGGAGAAGCCAAGACAAGCTTAACTCTTTTAAAAATGACCGCCGCTTTATGAGTATCTTGGAAAACGAAATCAATAAGTGGTCGTGGAGAAAAGACGATCCTAGATGGACCGAGTATTGGAACAAGAAAAACGAGGTCGTAAGAGTTGAGCGTCTTAGGAAAGAAATAGACTGTCGCGCTAAAGTGGAAAAAGACAGTGATTCAAAAGGAAAGAAGCCGAGGTACAAAGGATATATTTACTTTATCCAAGGACAGCTTGGCGGAGCAATAAAGATTGGATATTCGGTTAATCCACAAAGAAGACTCAAGGAACTGCAAACCGGATATCCGGACACTTTAAGGATATTGGTAATGATACCAGGCAACGAGTACACCGAGAAGATATTCTATCGTCAATTTGAAGGCTCTAGGCTTAACGGAGAGTGGTTTAGACCGGATGATTGCGTGATGGATAAGATTAACGAACTAAAAAGAAAGCATAACTATACCTCTGTGAAAGAAGGTGTGGTTAATGCCTAAGAAAAAGTATGTTGATCCTCATATTGCAATTGGTATCCTTGCTCGCCATAATCATAAGCTAATACGGGATATGGAAGTAGGCGATGAATACGCGGTTATTATGGATAATGGTGTGTTCGTTGTATCGCTAGTGGAGAGCAACGAAACTATAAGTGGAGAAGATTACGTGATTAAGGAACTTCGTTCCGTACAAGGTGAGGGTCTGATTAGATTCAAGAGGTCAAGGAAGGCGAATCTATAATGAACAAATCACTTAATAAGGAAAACAGATCATGCCCTGAACATAAACCCCTACACCCCAACACTCTACTAAACTGCGCCACCTGCAAACGATGGAACTACGCCAAATACAAATGCCGTGAAGAAATATGGCTAATACCTTGGATAGAGTGGTGTGCTGATCATGGCTAAACCAAAACTTACGAATAAGGACATACCTTCTCTTGAAGTAGTACGTGCTGAAATAGCTCGTCGGAAGAAAGAGGAAGCACTAAGGTATTATGTTCCCCATAAGAAGCAGTTGGATTTTCATATGTCGAATAAAAGAAATAGATGGAGTCTTGGGGGGAATCGCACAGGAAAAACAGTGTGCGGTGCAGTAGAAGCGGTTTACATGGCGACAGGAACACACCCATACAGAAGCGTAAAGGTTCCAAACAAAGGATGGGTTGTATCTCTCACAAACGAAGTTCAGCGTGACGTTGCCCAAAAGGAAGTTCTTAAATGGCTACCAAAGGCCGAGATAGCAGACGTTCATGTTAGATCAGGCAGGAAAGATGACCCTGAAAATGCTATCCTTGATTTTATCGTCCTAAAGAACGGCTCTACTATTGCTTTTAAGTCTGTAGACCAAGGGCGGCCTAAATTCCAAGGAACATCCTTAGAGTGGATATGGTTTGACGAGGAGCCACCCAAGGAAATTTATGACGAGTGCAAAATGCGTATCATTGATACCCGCGGTGATATATGGGGAACCATGACACCGTTGCAAGGTCTAACGTGGGTATACGAAACAATATACGTCAATGAGAACAACGACCCCAACGTCAAATACTGGTTGATGGAATGGGCTGACAACCCCCACCTGTCACCTGACGAAATAGAATCCCTTATGTCAACAATGTCGGAAGAGGAAAGGGAATCCCGCCAATACGGTAAGTTCGTCGCAATGTCGGGACTTGTTTATAAGGAGTTTGTTGAGGACATCCATGTAATTGACCCCATTCCAATACCCCTTGATTGGTACGACAATATAAGCATAGACCCCGGCCTAGCAGCCCCACTTAGTTGTCATTTTTATGCTTACGATGGCGATGGCAATATCTACGTTATAGCAGAACACTACAAAGCTGGGGAGACAATAGAGTATCATTCTAAGCAAATCCATAGGATCGCCACCGAGTTAGGCTGGCCTAGACATAGGGGATACCTCGACGCTTTATTCGACTCTGCTGCCAATCAGAAGACTTTAGCGGCTGAAAAGTCTGTTGCCGAGTTGTTTGGTGAGCATGGGATTGAAGCCGATACTGTAGTTGATAAAAACAAATGGTCAGGCATACAGCGAGTTAAGCAATACCTAAAGCTCAGACCAAATCCGCAAACCACAGTGTGGCCCAAGGGAAAACCCAAGTTATTTATTTTTAGGACGTGTACGAATCTCATAAAAGAAATAAAGAGTTATAGGTGGAAACCTGACGGAGACGAGCCTATAAAAAAGAACGATCACGGCCTCGACGAAATGCGTTATTATATTATGTCGAAACCTGAACTAAAAGAGCTAGAAATAGGGATTGCAGTACCTAAGCCAATATCGGCAAATCGCGATCCTGGCAACATGTACGAGGGAACAAGGCATTGGTCGGAGATTGAAGATGACATGGATGAAGAGAGCCAATTCATGAAAGGGTGGGATTCGTGATGGACAATAGTATAACAATTAGAGATATAAATGAGGCGATTAATTATGCTATAAAAATGGTTGGAGTTTCAAAGAGTAAAGAAGATGCCGAATATTATGCTAGAGCAACGTTGTGGCTTGGAGAGATGAGAGAATTGCGCCAAAAATTGAGTATCCATAAATAGGAGGACCCCGCAATGTCAATACCTCTAATAATTTCAATATGTCTAACCTTAACCCTTGTCATAACCGCAGGGGCTTTCTATTGGGGCCTAAAAATAGGCGAAATCATTAAAATATCCGGCGATAACCAAACTCGTATTGACTTGGCTATTAAACAGATTGATGGAATGGAAGAAGTTATCGAGCAACTAAATTATCAATTAGATTCCAATAGTCGCGAAAGAACCACGGACAGACCATCCAGAACAGGTTGGGACCCATCGAACCCACTTAGCGCGGAAAGAAGATGATTAAGTGGACAAAGACAAACCAATTGACGTAATAGACTCTAAAATAAGAAATCCAGAGTCAATTATCCAAACAAAAGAAGAAAAAGCACTAGCCGCAAGGGTACAGGAGTTATTCACGGCTTCCTACAATGCAAAAGAACAACTTGGAAAGTCAGAGATATGGAAGAAGTGCGACGACTACAAACACAACAGGCAGAATCCTCCAACTAGCGAAATAGACCCCGGAAGTGTAACGAACATCATTCATCCTATCATTGAGGCTATGATTGCCGACCTAGTGGACAAACCTTCCTCTGTGGAAGCAAAGGGCTGGGAGCCATCAGACCATATGCTCTCCGAGCAATCAAAGCACATGCTTGAATTTGTACTCGACCGTAATCGATTCAAGATTAAGCTCAATCAGTCGGAGCATGACAGGCTAGAACTTGGCACAACAATAATGAAGGTATACTTTGATCATGATACTTTAGGCGGAAGAGGGCTTCCGATATTCGAGCCTATAAGCCCTGCGAATTACTTCCCTGACCCAAAGGTACAGACAGCCCACCTACTCCAAGAATGTGAATTTATGATTCATGCCGTACCGCGTCCCTTATCATGGTTTCGTAAGCAATGGCCGGATAAGGGCAAGTATGTTGTGCGCGAAGTATCTGTTCCGTATAACCCTGAGATATTCGAAGATCAAGGTGCAGACGAAACAGAGGTAACAACGAGCGAAAAGGCATTGCTCCTTGAGTGCTACATGAAGGATAAAGACGGTTCGATGTACTGCCTACATGTCGCCAACCATATTCTCCTAGAGGACTCAAGAGAAGTCCTGAAGGGCAAGAAGGTTAACAGAAGGGATGTATATCCTTTTGTTGTTATCCCTTGTTATATCCAACGAGGACAGATTTGGGGCCAATCGGACATCGAAATGCTTATTCCTGTTCAAGATGTTATCAATGACATGGATGATAATATCAGGATCACAGCTCGACTTATGGGCAATCCGCAAATAGTCGTTGGCATGGGGGCTGGAAGATCATTCGATTATCGTAAATGGACAAACATGCCTGGACTACGCATTCCAATGAGGGACATCAACGCTTGGAGAGTAGTGGAACCCCAAAGCGTCTCATCCGACATCATAAATCGTCGTGAAAAAGGGTTCATGGAGGCTAATGTCATATCTGGCAGGACTGATATTAGCTTCGAGCAAAGTTACGGCGCAGTAAGAGCGGCAAGTGCTATCATGGCTATTAAGCAGGAAGGCCAAAAGGGTGTAACTCATAAGGCAGAAATGTTTAAGACAGGCTGGCGTGACGTTCTCGAACTGATAATGGATGAGATTATCACCAACTGGGATACAGAAATGTGGGTTAGAGTTGGCGGAGAGAAGCCGGACTTCAGGTTCTATGACCCCTCGAAGTTGAGTAACGTCCCACAAATGATACCGGATCAAAGACAAATGTTGGACGAAAGTGGAATACCAATTCCAGGAGAATATGAGCATTTCATCAAGCCATTAGAGGACGACGATGGAAATCAAATGACAAGGGAGGTTCAGTTAGACCTCTCTTTATCTATGGGCAACGGACTTCCTTCCGATAAGGCGTTTATGTATCAGACGGTTGCAGAGCTGTCTAAGGCAATCATCGACGGTCGCTCTGTCATCACATGGAAAGAATTCAGGGAGTACCTGCGAACAGAGGTTGGATTGCCATTAGAGGATGATATGAACGCTTCTCAACCGCAGTTGCCCGGAATGCCCGGAATGCCCGGTCAACCAATGATGCCCGGACAGATACCTGGTCAAATGCCTATTCCTAATCCCGACAACATGAGCGGTCGGCAAGGACAAATAAGCAAGATATTATCATCGTATAGGGGCGTGGGATAATGCCACATGAAATGACAGCGCAGGAAGAAAGATATTGGTTGCACTCGTTAAGTGGTGATCCCTTGATTGGGAGTTTTTTAAGGACACAAGGGATGTTTGGGGACCCAAGGATTCGTGCCTTGAATCAGCCTGTCTGCTCCTGCGAGCGGCTTGCATTTTGGCATGAGAACGGCATTTTATGTCCATCATGTGGAAAGTTTACCCCTAAAGAAAAAACGCACAAACTGAAGACCCATTTAAGCGAAGGATGGTATAAGTAATGAGCTTTAAACGCCAGTTATGCATCTATGATGAGTCGGAGCAGCAAAAGAAACTTAAATACTGGAAAGATGTATTAACTCTTGACCAATGGGATATTGTAGCAAAAATAACGCGCGACAAAAATATGGACTTGGAAAAATCGCAAGGTACAGTAAGTTACCGTCTTTGTGGGTTAGAAGCACTTATAAAGCAAATGGACCCAATAGATTGGGAATCAACAGACTTTAGTTACGATATGGAAGTGTCTCTTGTCCACGAATTACTTCATCTTGTACTTGCCCCGATGGAGGTTGAGGATAGTCATAAGGTTCACGAAGAACAAGCTATCAATATTATAGCGAGGGCTTTAGTGGGATTGAGAAGGGATGGTAAATAATAATGCCGAAGAGAAACCAACGAAAAAACCAAAAGAATCTGCAAGTATGATGATGGGTATCCCGATGATGAAAGGCGGTCCGATGCCGATGAAGGGAAAGGGCGCAAAGAAAGGAAGCAAGAAGGGCGGAAAATGTTAATGAATAAATATATTGGTGTAAAAATTATCGAAGCAGAACCCATGACTATACATGATTTTAACGAAAACCACAACCACAACAAAGTCATTCCTGCTACACGGGGAACGGAAGGATATAAGGTTGTTTATCCTGATGGATATGTATCGTGGTCGCCTAAAAGTGTTTTCGATGAAGCGTATCGAAAAACAGACGGGATGACATTTGGCTTGGCTATTGAGGCAACAGGAAAGGGTTTTTGCGTGGAACGTGAAGGATGGAATGGAAAAAACATGCACGTTACTCGAACTAAGCTCTATACCCCTGACAACATACAGGTAAACAATGATTGCCTGTTGCTATTTAATGTCACTGGTAAATATAACACATGGGTTCCGAGCATTACTGATATCTTGGCAGAAGATTGGAAGATAACGAAATAAACACCAACCGACGAGCTAATGATAGCTCTTTTTATATGTCTATTTATGACAATCGGAAAGACGATACGGGCGAAATGATGGGATGCCGCCATCAAATTACGGAGGAATTGCAATGAAAAGACTTTTATCCATGAACTTACAGAAATTCGCTGAAACGGTCGTAGATGTGCCTGACGACGGGGTGCAAGCCACGGAAACCACAGAAGAAGCAGAAACCACCGAGACTACCGAGACAGAGGAAACAACCGAGTCTACGGATTCCGAAGAAACCGAAGAAACAACCGAGGAAACAGACGACCTTCCTGAACTCCCTCCGGAACAAAAGACAGCCTTTGCCAAACGCCTTGAACGCGAACAAAAGAAACTTCGCGAACAAATCCAAGCTGAGGAATCCGCAAAGTTTGCCAAGCATCAAAGAATTATTGACTCCCTTGGAGGCGATCCTGACGCAATTGAAAAGGCATTCCAAGAACAGGCATGGGCGAAGGAGGCAGCAAGTCAGGGTTACGAAAATCCCGAAGATTCTGCTTTGTACGTTGAGCAAAAGAGAATGCAAGCTGAACTTTTTGATCTTCGAGCCAAGGATCAAATTAATGACTTGAGGGACAATCCTCTCTATTCTGATATAAAAAGAGCAGAGAAGGAAGTTAAGGATTACATGCTTCGGACAGGTTCAACGGCTAAGGAAGCATATTGGGCAATAGGCGGAGAAGCAAGGGCGCAACAACTCAAACGAGAGGCTGAGCAAAGGGCTGTCGTGAAGAAAGCTCAACCAAAGCGAACTGTTCAGACTGATAGCTCAACTGGCGATAGCGGAACCCTTCCCCCTCTCGATGCCGAGAACGAAAGATTAAGGAAGCAAATGGGAATGACCCACCATGAAGCGTTGGAGTTACTGAGTTCTGATTACACCAACATCGACGACTTCCGCAAGAAAAAACAACAAAAGAAGGGATGATCTTAAATGGCACGTTATATTAAATCAGCTACCACCGGGAACAACGAACCAAAAACAGACTGGATTAAAATCGGAGCAAGTCAAACTATCGTAACCGGAAACCTTATTGCAATTAGTTCAGGCCTTGGAATTGCCGCCGTTGCCGCGTCTGCTGCCCTATACGGTATTGCGGAGGCTGATATTACCACAACCTCAAGTCCAACTGCTGCCGACAGAATCCCTGTCACACTTTTAAAGGGTGCTGTAGTGCGCCTTCCGTTTACAGCCGCAGGATCAAAAAAGACGTTTGCTGATGCAGATTTATTCGCCACCAAGTTTGACCTGTTGGATAAAACGTCCGTAGCCCCTGACGACACCACTGGCGGCATGTGCCACATTGTGGCCTACGATAACACCGCCTTAACCTGCGATGTCGTGTTTGACGATGCAAATTTAGTATACTAAGAGAGGATGATTTAGATGCCAATGAATACACAACAGTTTGACAACCTTTACCTCAAAAAGATTGACCGAGCATTTTTCGAGGCTTGGGACGAGGAACCTGAGCAATGGCCCAAATATCTCCAAAATGAAAGTTCTACCCAAAATGCCGAAGTAACTCAAAACATTGCTGGTATCGGAAAATGGGGTAAGAAAGATGAGCTTGCCAACCCTACTGAACAAAAGTTCAAGCTCGGCGACATCATCACAACCACCCATCAACCGTTTGCTGTCGAAATCGTTATGTCCCGCGAGCAAGTAGAGGACTCGAAATACAAAGAAGTTGAGAGCATGACCCGCGATGCCGGACACGCCGGGCGTGAAACCCTTGAGTCCGAAAACGTCCTTGTCCTTGATGGAGCGTTTACCACCAATCAATACGATGGCGTGCCGCTTTGTTCAGCTTCTCATCCTAACCGTGGTGAAGGTGGAGGAACGCAGACAAACCTTCATACCGGAGCGTTGTCGGATGCTACCCTCAAGAGTGGTTTAGTTCTCTTCCGCCAACAGAAGGATGAGGCAGGGAAACAGATTCTAAGTCGTGCTAAAAAGTTGATTGTTCACCAGTCCAAACAATTCCTTGCACTTACAATCCTTCAATCCTCGCAAGTTGCCGGAACTGCCAACAATGACAAGAACGTCTTGCCAGCTCTTGAGCTGGTTGAGCTTGACTTTATGGCATCACAAACGGCGTGGTTCCTCCAAGGGACTCGCCACAAGTTAGTTCATTATTCCCGCGTAAAGCCTGAGTTTAAGCGCGAAGACAAGATGCGTCCTAACGGTAGTTGGGTGTGGCAGGGCTACTTTAGACACAGTACTGCCATAGAGAATTGGCGTATGTTCGTTGGAAGTGCCGGATAATTCCATATAAGTAAATAAATGTAATATAGCTTGAGAGGGGTTCATTCCCCTCCTTCATTTTTTGGAGGTGTTTATCATAGGAACAACAAACTTTGGTTCTATCTCTGCTCCTGAAGGCGTTACCGGGCCGCTAACAGGAAACGTCACAGGCAATGTGGTCGGCAATGTTACCGGAGACGTTGAAGGAAATTCCTCTGGCGACTTCAAAGTCTTAGCGGCAATAAATCTTGGAACCGCCGCATTAACCATGACCGCAGCCCAAGCCCTTAATACAAGACTTGAGGTCAGCACAGGACATGCCACGAATGCTATCATCGTTCCCGTTGCTATGCCTGGCAAACTTTATGTTGTAGTTAATGCCGATTCAGGAGCAGCAGCCTTAATTAAGGTAGCTGGCGGTTCAGCTATTACGATAGCGGCATCTAAGACAGCAATGGTTCAGGTTAACAACGCAGGGTCAGAGGTTACTCGCATTTCTTCCGATATCTAAATACAGGAGGGATTAATCTCCCTCCCTCACTACGGAGGGTTTATGGATCATTTTTCAAACGAAGTCAGTCCAGAACACAGGTATAAAAACGATCTCCTGAACGAATTACGCAAACAAACAAAGCTGCTCGAACAATTATTAGAGCAAAAGGAAATTAAGCAAAAACAAAAGCCAGAACAAATTCAGCAGAAACCAAAGGTGCGGGCGCGTCCAATCGCGAAGGATACGACCGCTCTTTCTGTTTCTAAGAGGGGGAAAAGTAAAAATGGTGTTACATGATGAGTTTGGAAATGCTTATAGCGTGGAAAATGCTGTTCCGGCTAAGATAGTTGGGAGTTTAGCGAAGCGCGGAAAAAACATAGCCGTACTCGCCAATACGGATATCTTTGCGGACTACACGCCTGCAGTCTATCAAAAATCAACCCTCATGGTGCAGACAAATACAACAGGGGTACTATCCTTGGAAGTTGATGGAGTGATGGGAAAACTTAACGGTGGCATAGCCTTAGAAGCTGGTAATCTATATGCGTTTGATATCTTATTAGTGGCAGGTATTGCATATAACCTCCAACTATCTGTTGGGGCGACCGTGCAAATCAACTGGGTAGGGGGGATTTAAGATGGTTAAATCGCCTCCACAGGGAGATGTAACTCCTGCACAGTATCTGTCGGATAAGGCAGAGAATGCGAACCAAATAGAAGAAATTTTATCTAGACCACGTGTTTTTCATAGCAATGTTAACCCGACAGTTGATGATAGATCAGTAATGAGTGTAGGCGATTTATTTATTGTTTACGGAGATATATTCACTCCTTTTGTAGTTGACGACAAGTTTAATGACTCATCGTTGGATGCAGATAAATTCGGAACCGTTGTTTCGGGCGGGAGTGCTGTAGAAGGAAGTTCTGGATTGGTAATTAGTTCTACTTTAGCAACGCAGGGGACTTTAACTTATCGCAAAAAAGGGTTTACTAAAGGCGTAGACAGCGCAACTATAATAGAGGATTTCCAAGTCACGGCACAAACAGCGAGTAATTACTTATATCCCTTGTATATCGAACAAAAAGCGATTGCCCCAACATTAAAAACTACTTCAAATCTTGAAAACATACTATGCTGGATTGCTTTTAGTGGTGGCAATCAAGTCAAGGTGTATTACAAAAACGCTAGCAATGCTGATGTGTTAGTTGCTACTATATCAGTGGCCCTTAATACAACTTATAAAGCAAAGTTTATACTCACGACTACATCTTTCCAACTTCAATTGCTTGATGCGTCTGGAACTATCTTGGGAGACACAGGTGCTATTTTATGGGCAAATGCTGTAAGTTATCCAGATCCAATTTGGTTATCATGGGGGGATGTATTCACGGACTTATTTTTCGGTAGCATGAAAATAACCCAATATACGGAAATATAGGAGGGGGTATTTTGGCACACAGTCATATTTCGATTGGAGGATACGACACTATCTTTGAAACACCGGCCAACTACTCGTCGGTTGACACTCCTTGCAAATGGGTAATATTTGAGCATGGTACTGGAGTGGACGTGACTACAGACAACTGGGATGAAATAATTAATACTTTCGTCACACATGGATATGTATTTGTCGCTCCAATGACGGGTGTAAATGCTTGGGGAAATCAAGTATCTATAGACAATAATTTAACCGTCTATAATTACATTAAAGAAAATTATAATGTCGAGTCTCAAGCAATTCTAGTTGGTCATAGCATGGGTGGATTAATCGCTCTAAATTCGTTTGTTCGATACCCTGTTAATTATAAATGCATAGTAGCACTTTATCCGGAAAGTGATTTAGACGCTCCTTATCAACCAAAAACAGGGAATACTGATTTTTCAAGCGAAATCAATACGGCGTTTGGTTGCAGTTCGGATACTTACGCAGTGTTAACGTCTGGATATAACCCTTGGAGTAGATTTCAGGATTACGCCGATGCCGATCTACACATGCAAATATGGCACGGTAGCCTAGATGTAGTAGTAAATCCCAATCAATCTACAGGCTTTAGGGATGGAGTTAATGTTTTAGCGGGTAATAACAATGTTGAGGTAAGAATTGTTGAGGGAGGAGCACATGATAGTGATTTAAGCGAGACAGTATTTTTAGCAGAAGTATTCTCTTATCTTTCAACTTTTATCAATGAAGTACCGAGCGTTAAAATAAAAGTAGGTAATGATTTAAGGCAATTTATAAGGGCATACGTCAAAATCAGCGAAACTGAATTAGCGTTAGTAACAAATGCTTACGAAAGAATAGGCGATTCGCTAAGGTTTTCGTTTTAACCTTCGCTAAAGATGCAAATAGCGAAAGGTGTATAAAGCTATGTCGTATTAGACCCATTGTTCGACAGACGGAGAGTATAAAAATTATGGTGCTTTGGTAGGAGGAGTATAATATGCACACTTGTCCCCCTCAGGGCATAGGCGCTATTGCCCCTGGTTTTATTCGAATACATGCCGGGCTAACTGCCCCTTGGGGATGGTTGATTTGTGATGGATCAGCAGTATCCAGAACAATATATTCAGCATTATTTGATGTGATTGGAAATAGTTATGGTGCTGGAGATGGTTCTACTACCTTTAACTTACCAAATTTAAAAGGCAGAGTACCACTTGGGTTAGACGTGGAGCAAACAGAATTTGATACATTAGGCAAGACAGGAGGAGCGAAAACACATGCGCTTACGACTGAACAAATGCCTAGCCACAGTCACTATGTACAAGGCTATACCAGAACTACTTATGACGAGAATGACATATTTTCTAATTATTCAGGACTTGATACTGGGAATAGCCAGTATTGGACGTCTTCCGCAGGAGGCGGTTTAGCACATAATAATTTGCAACCTTACATTGCACTGAACTATATGATTAAGCATTAAATCGATCTTCGCTAAAGACTGGATTGTTGAAATATAAAAATTAACAAAAAAGAGGTGGTGTATATTTTTTATACCCTCTCTTTTTATTGTATGGGTATTTTTTTATTTATTTAGATGAATGTCCAAAAGATTTAAAACAATTATGCTGTTAAGACTTCCTCAATCAACAGAGGGGCCGCACCCCTCATCCTACTTTAAGGCGGCGATAAAATGACCACAAAATACCCTGCCCAAATAGACTCCTTCACAACGAAAATAGACCATATTAGCCCTATTCTTTCTCAAGACATTAACGATGTTCAGGATGCAATCGTGGCAGTTGAAACTCTATTAACCCAAACTGTTGAAGAGGTAAACAACATTTCTACTACTCCACCAACTAATGTTCAGGTTGTAATAGGAGAAGCGACGATTGACATATTCAGGGATGGAGAGCAGGAGTCGTGGGCAATAACAAGGGATTCTCAGACTAGGATAGATTCCATGACGAGGGGAGAGAGAACATATACTATAACCAGAACAACGGAGGGTTAAGAAATGGTTTCAAAGGATTGGGAAGAAGGATTAATAATAGGAATGTCGATCGGGACAACAATTGTTGAGAATATTGATTGTCCGATTGTTATGGAAATGTCATTAACGTATTCATCGACGGGTGTTACTGTAACAAAGGATACCGTGGATGAAGTATGGATATGGGTGAAGGATGAAAGTGGGAATATTACGGGTATGACTAGTGATAGCGGAAGAGTTGTTTCGGTTGCTTAACTTTTTTATTTATGGGGGTGTCTGAATGGCAATAACATCAAAGATGTACGGAAACTTCTTACTAAAAGCGTTGAATAAAGAGGTTGATTGGAACACAGACACAATTAAGGTGATGCTTTGTACTTCAGGGTACTCTCCTAATCAGGATACTCATATCTACAAATCAAGTGTTACTAACGAGGTTGTCGGAACTGCATATACAGCAGGAGGAATAACCTTAGCTAATAAAACTATAAGTTATTTGCCCGACTCTAACATAGTAAAGCTTGATGCTGACGATGTAGTGTGGGGAACGTCTACTATTACTGCTCGATATGCCGTGATTTATATCTCTACTGGAACGGATTCAACATCTTTACTTATTGGATATGTTGACTTCGGAAGCGACCTTTCTTCAACTGCTACAAATTTCTTAATAACATGGTTTACTTCAGGAATGTTCCTGATATCTACACCGTAGGGGTGATATAAAATGCCTACCGCGCCTTTATGTACTATCTTGAAAATCCAAGACATTAGCAATAATGGTGACGCTAGGGATTTAATGGCTCACTTTTATTTTCCTTTTGTTCAAACTAATGTGTCGGAGTACAGGGTTTTTATAGTCCCTGAGTCAGATGTTGGATTATTCACCTTATCCGTAGCTAGTGCAATATCAGACACTACCTTTTATACCTCAATATTAAGCGAGTATGGCAATGGTATTCTTCGCAATGTATCATACCTTTCAACTTCAAAAGACTATAGCGGAAACGTTATAACGGCGGGTGTTTCTTACGTTTCCTTCGTATTAAGCGTTGGGAGAAATGGTTATGATAATGGAATTACTCTCCCATCTAATGCGCTTACACTTGTTACGAACTGCGCCGCACCGAATAGCGGCGTTACCAAGATGTACGATATCGGTAATAATGGGAATGCTTCAGACATTAGGATAACATTCAGGGAACCAACGTTTAATTCGAATATAGCTTATTATAAGGTTTGCGTAGCTCCGACTAGTGATATAGCAACCATAACTGGCGATTTTATATTATCATTAACTTCTCCGAAATTCGTTTCGGCAACCAAGGGAATTTCAGGAAGCTTTCATACTGTTGATTTAACATCCACTATTCAAGATGTTAACGGTAATGCTATCGCTAATGGTATTTCCTATAACGCAATAATTCAATCCGTAGGTCTTGATGGAGTGTCTAGTTTTTCTATATCAGACTTTCCCTTAACTCTAACGAATAACGTTCCTGCTGCCACTTACCTTTCAAGGGCTGATGTTAGCAATTTTAATGATGCCCGTGATATACAGTATGGATTTACATCTGCTACCGATGAGACAAATATTTATGAGTACAGAATATTCGTCTCAACATTGGCTGAATACACGGCTTTTACCCAAAGTATGGCATCTTCGTTGTCTAGTGATTTCTATGTTTCTGTTCCAAAGAGCGGAAACGGCGTACAACATGTATTAACTCTTTCTCAATACCTAACGACTATATCAGGGGAACCAATTGTTAATGGGACGTCATATATGATATTCGTCCTATCTGTGGCCCAAAATGGGTACACTGACACATTGTCAAGTACGTCTAGTATCTATGCCGTGGAGCTTACGGATACACCAATTTCGGTAAATGTTATTCAGCCATCCGTAGTGTCGTCGATTACCCTTCAAAACCCAAGCATTCAGTCTGGAACAACGGTTGTGGTGGATGTTGTAACTGCTGAAATTCAGACGGTTTCTCCGTATGTATCCAATTCGGTCGTGAATCTATCAGACTACGAATTAGGGTATCAATTAGGCCTTAACACAGGGTATTCGAAACCACTCTCTACGAAAGTAGAATACGAGAGCAGTACCGTCTCCGTGAGCACTGATTTTAAAAACGGATTCCTAATAGGAGTAATTGTTGCTAGTCGCTCACCCGTTCCGCTAGAACCTACTTGGAATTTCATTATTGTAATAGTTTCATACGATGATTCCGCGCCGAAATTAACCATAAGCTCGTATAATCCAAAGGAGCCAGACCAGCGAGATCCTTACTTGTATGGAAATATTAACGAAAGAATGTTTGGCAAGTTAATAATTACAGGAGATGAACGAGGCGTAACTTACTCGTGGATAATTGACGAAATAGCAAACGAATACCCTCTTAATTCCCCAATAATAGAAGGTAGAATTTGGTTGCAAGTTATTTCTGCAGATTATGCAGACATCCTTGATCAAGTAGGATTTACATTAGATATCGAGAACAATAGTCCATTTCAGATTGTGTATTACACTTGGCAAGACCCTATTGATAATCCTCGTTTCATTATTGGAGAAGTAACTGGCTCGGGGGAATTATTAAATGCTTGGCAGGTTACGGATGTTGAGGAATATTATGACCCACCGGGTGTTCTTCACCCAAGAGTGTGGCATTGGGAATATCAAACTATAACAACTATCTAATAAGGTGGTGAAAATATGCCTACATATGGGGCTGACATAGCAACTGAGGAGATAAATATAACAGACGGCACGACACTTCTTGATGCGCTTAATAAGCTTATCAGCGATACGGTACTATGGTCGGATGCCGTTAAGTGGTTCAACGATGGCATTAACGAATTAGCTAATTACCTTGAGATTGAAACAAAAAGTCAAATTACAACTACTGCCGGAACCCTGAATTACCCTATACCCCTCGATTGTCAATCTATTTACAAGGCCGATTTACCTTTCGACACATGGGGAACGGATATTATCCTTTATGGCGATCCAGGCAATAGCTCATTCAACCTTTACTATTATCGAAAACCATTGTACTTAGCGACTGTTTATGATATTCCAGCAGATGTTCCAAGTAACGCACATTACGCATTAGCTCTTTACGCTGCGATGCGTTATATGCAATCAGAGGATGACTTCGAGCAAGCTAAGGAATTCGAGAAGGCTTTCGAGAAAAAGAAAGCTCTACTGATCGAATATATCAAGGCGAAGAAACTGAAAGAGGCTTCTGGAAATACTCTGTTGTCATCGTTGAATAAGTTAGTAGGAGATATTGTCCTGTGGGATATCGCAAAGGGTTGGCTGAATGACGGCATTAATGAATTAACAAACGAGCTGGATATCGAAACATCGGCGCAGATAGTCACAACTTCAGGTGTTATGTCGTATCCAATTCCCTCTGATTGTATTTCGGTTGTTAAAGCGGATAAACCGTTCGATACATGGGGGAGTAATATTGTTTTCTATGATAATCCCGGCAACGGCACAGCAACTATTTATTATCATCGAAAACCAGGATACCTTGTAAATGTCCAAGACTTACCTGCTGACATTCCGGTTAATTTCCATTACGCTCTTGTTTTGTATGCGGCAATGCGGTACAAGCAATCCGAGAAGGACTTTGACCAAGCTATTTCCTTTGAAAAAGAATTTTCAAATAAAAAGACGCTGCTAATTCAATACGTTCGGGATAGGAAATCAAAGAAAGCCTCTACTGACAATACGCTGTTATCTAGGCTTAATAAACTGGTAGAAGATGTTGTATTGTGGGACGTTGCAAAAGAATGGCTGAATGACGGAATTAACGAGCTGACAAACGATTTGGGAATTGAGACAACTTCGCAAATAACAACGGTCGCAGGTACGTTGAGCTATCCAATTCCGTCCAACTGTTTATCTATTACGGAAATTGCATTACCATTTGATATTTGGGGTGGAAATATTATATTCCGCGATGATCCATTAGATGGAACTGTCGATTTGTTTTATTACCGGAAACCTACTTACCTGGTCAATGCCTCTGATTTACCCACGGACGTTCCTGTTAGTTCTCATTATGCTTTAGTTTTGTATGCCGCCATGAGGTACAAGCAATCTAAGGGTAAACTACAGGAAGCAGCAACCCTTGAAAAAGCGTTTGAGAAGAAAAAAGATTTGATGATTGATCAAGTTAACGGAGCCTTGCAACCATCATTTGCGCAGGTGGTGTGGTAATGTCAGAAAAACTTCTTTATGAAGTAAAGGATATGTCTGGCGGCTTAAACGTCGGAGCCAAACCGCACTTGATAAATGATAACGAGGTACAGGATTGTCAGAACATTGACTTCCTTCCCGGTCAGGCGGCAACGTGCGAAGGGTACAGCTCGATAGACTCCTTAGTGGCGGATAGGATATACAACTACGCAAAGCGAGACGGAACCGTACAGCTCGTTCAACAGGTAGCGGATAAATTATATATTGATGGAACTTTAGTGAAGTCTGGCATTGTCGGGCTTCTTTCTTTTGAGACGTATCAAGACTTGTTGTTCTGTACGAATGTTGAAACGTCTTTTATATGGAATGGCTTTATCTCGGTGTGGGGAATAGAGAAACCAGAAACTACCTGCACGGCTACAGTGTCTACCGAAACTGGATTACCAAATGAGGAAAGATCATATTACGTAACCTTCGTAAATGATCGAGGACAAGAAAGTAATCCTTCACCCGCCTCTAATACTGTCTCTCCTTCGTTAAAAGAGGTTGACCTAACAGATATACCAATCGGCGACTCAAACGCTGTTAAACGAAGGATATACGCTTATGCTACCATCGGAAGCACAACTGGCATTTGGTTATTAACCGAAATTGCAGACAACACAACAACAACGTATACCGACAACATGGCTGGAAGTTCTCTTATTATTGGGAATGCGTTAGAGACTGATAATGATCCTCCAATTAAATCGAGCTACATCCTAGAACATAAGAACCGTTTGTTCTTGGCACAAGGTTCATTCCTTTACTTCTCTAAGCTGAATAAGCCTGAAGTATTTCCATTGGCGAATTACATTATCTGTAACGATGGCGGGGACAGGATTACAGGTATAAAAGTTTTAAATGATTGGATTGTAATTCTAAAGGAACGCTCAATTCAAATGCTCTCCGTAGATGGCGAACCGTCTTCGTGGAACTTCAAGACGATTAACGATAGTCGAGGGTGCCCGTATCCTGACACAATCCAACTCCTAGATAACAACATAATTTTTATGGGTGTTGACGACCTCTATCAAATCCAACCTACACTGGTTCAAGATGAACGGAGTATTGTTCCTGTCGGAATGAGGATTAAGAGTCTTCTGATTAATGAGTCATCTCCTATTAGCGTTGACTATGACGGAAGGTATTGGCTGAAGATCGGAAAGTCCGTCTTTGTTTACGATTATCGAAGGAACTACTTCACGAAGTATGTTTTTCCTGATACCCCGAAATCATTCTTAGTAACAACTGCCAATAAACTTCTTTTTGGAACAATAAAAGGAACGATGCAGTTCGGGATGAGTAAGAGCTTTAACGGAGTGATAATTAGCTCGTTCGTTGTCGGCAAGGACTTCGATATGGGTAGTCGTAGTCAACTGAAGAAGATTAGAAAGATATTTGTTTATTACCGGAAAGAAACGATTAGCGATAGCCTGTATGTTCAGTTTGGTACAGACAAGGTTGGTTATGGAGAGAAACTGATGGTAGGAACTGCTAATGGATATATGGAATGGGGTCCCAATAGTCTGTGGGGTAAACTATGGGGTGGTCAATCCTCTCCTGGTCAAGAATCTCAAACTATTTTCCGGAAAGATAATTACTTTAGAGTGAAAATAGGAAGTGACTCTATTCCTTCTCAGTTTTACGGATTCGGCATTCTCTACAAACTAAAACGAATAAGGTAGGTGATACGGCTTGGGAATGATACAAAACATAACTAGAACCAATGACTTTGTTAATGGGACACCTGCTGACGCTGAGGCTGTAGATGCCGATTTCGACGCACTCTATACGAAGTTGTCCGAAATACTGTATGCCTTTAGTAGCGCGTCAATAGGCGAAAGCATTGCCGAGAAAATGAACTGTGCCCCAATCGATGGGCTTGTAGACGGAACAATATATGAAAAGTTAGCTGATATAAAAAGCCAGCTTGGTATAGCTGTAACCGGAACGATACCGAACGCAAGCCTAGAAGAAATTAAGCTAGTTGCAGAATTTCAGAGATTCCTTAAAAGTACACGCAAAGAAAATGCAAAC